CACTTCTAGCTTCGTCGGCAGCGTCAGATGTGTATAAGAGACAGACATATTTCTTTTATTAAACGTATTCAATTCCGAAAACATCTCATATGCTATTAATATCAAATAATTTAGGAGGAAGTATCGTGATTGACTACACACCGTTCTGGGATACTTTAGAAAAATCAAATGAAAACTGGTATACTCTGACCAAGAAACATAAAATTTCAAGTGGCACTATGAGCCGACTCAAAAACAACAAAGATATTTCCACTCGTACAATTAACGATCTATGTATGATTCTGCATTGTGATGTTGAAGATATCCTACGCTTCAAACCATCTGCCGACGATCAATCACTTTAGTAAATTCTTGTATATCTCTGCCTTTTCTTTCATTCTTCTGATCTTTGCTTCTTTATGTCTCTTAATCATGACCTCAATCACTGCGCCTGCTTTATCTACAACAACAGATACCATTGTCATGTATCCTAATAAAGTTACAATCTCATGCCCTGGCATAGTTAATAATGTATTTAAAATTTCCATATTCGATTCTCCTTATTTGTTTATAAAGATATCGCCACAATCTCTCATCCCCTGCAAATAAATCTCTCTGCATAGGAGTCGATGATTTGTCGACACCTCGCCTATATATTCTTCTAATTTCTTTGTTTGTTCCTCATTTAAGCAAGATTTTAATTCCTGCAAATGATTTTCCTGCATCTTGATAGATTCTGCATAATCTTCGTCTAGTAGTTTTGTGCGTTCATGCACTTCCTTAATTAATTCCTCTGCAAGGTAACTATGCATCATTTCATTATAGATTTCTCTTTTCATCTGTTCCATATTTCCGTACCTCTTTCTTTTTTATCCTACTTTATCATACTTAATCCTACTTAGCAATATAATGCACTACCTTATGCTAAGATACAGATAAGCGAGGTGGAAGATGAAACCATTAAAGAAGAAAGTAAGTATCACACTAGACAGTGATCTGGTTGAGATGATTAAAACGATGGCAGAGGAAGATGATAGATCTTTTAGCCAGTATATTAATATGGTACTGAAAGAGTATGTAAACCGTGAAAACGAAGGGACTACGAGAGAGTAGTCCTTATTTTTTTGCCGTGGGGATTTTTGGTGTTTCCTCTAGACCATATTTGGAAAGAGGGGTAATCGCCTGCAATATCGTTATATTGCACAAGTTTTTCTTGTATTTTTGTGCATATTTACCTACTTATTCTTCGTTAGAGTCCTAATCTAGCGTTGTTTTTGGAAATAATTGGTACAAATATCGACATAAAATTTTGCTTTTATCACTCATTTTAAATCTATTTGAAATACTGATATTTTATCAAATGGATTTTGGAAGATATTTCCAGTGATACTGGCACAATCTATACGTCTGTCTGTATAACCATCAAAAAACCTAGCAATACTAAGGATTTTTTGCCCATAGAACGGCAAATTTTTTGGATGTATCACTCCTAACTATTTCCAAATTACCTTCACCCAACATCTGCGTACCCAAATCGAGTACCCAGACGGTACTTTAGCCCGGCTTAAAATTAAGCCCGTTCCTTATCTTTCTCTATCTCTCCACTAGCACCATTCTCTTCATCTAACCGCTTCAGTTCTGCCACACTGTCTGTAATTAGATCACTCTTTTCCATCACGCTCTTTCTACTGATCGCACCGAGTTCTCTCATGGCTTTTAAATTAGATACCATTTCTGTTGTAGCAACTGGCATATTTACGTTATATACGACCTCAACATCATTTGATACCTCAGTACCCTGCATTTTCAAGATCATTTGGAATCTTCTGAACCTTTCTTGAAAACCTTTGTTCAGCCATTTCTTTGTTTCATCTGCATTGATGTTTGCCATATGAAATAAAATCTTCATTGACACTTCACTTATGTTTGCAATGTTCGTTGAACTACCTAACACACTTGGTATGCAAGCGATATCATTCAACATTTGCTTGATATTATCTAGATATAACTTAATTGTATTGTAATCCATTGTGGTACTCACAACCTTGTAATCTCCATTATCCAGATTCATCACATATCCTGTTGCATCAGCAGGAATCGTTGATTCAATCCTCTGACCCACAGCCACAGGCATCGGATTCAAACTATTGATATAGATTGCGTCGCCCATCTTACTTAGGATATCCTCTAAGTCATCCATAATCGGCTTGATATCAGTTAACATACTTACTCCAAAGTTATAGTCCATATCGTTGAAATTATGGTAATGAATTGGCAGACCACACACATTAATCTTGGAATCTTCCATATGTAAGTAACCGCCATCATTGTTCCAATTCTCAACATAAGTAGGATAATATACATTATAAAATGTGATATTCGTAAATATATCTGTCCATGTTTCGATAAATGCAATGTAATTCCCACGATCATCATAGACAGGATAACAGTCGCCACTGTCAAGCACCTTACTTTTAATGATGCCATCTTCCACATAAACAACCTCGTAAGCATCACCAAACTTATTGACTCTGTCCAAAATCTGGTAATCTACGGTTTCGTACTGTCCTAATTTGTATATTTCGTTAAAATTCTTGATCGTATTCTCGTTACCACTAAATGATACCTTCTTGCCAAGTAAGTACGTTGCGTGGAATCTCAGCACCGTTTTAGCATAGTTTAGAATCGTCTTTCGTGTGATGAGTTCTTTTCCTTTATAAGCAGAATTCTCTCTTCCAAGTACCTTGTGTCTACCTGCGAGATAGTCACGGTTCGCAATACATTTCGTAATCCTGTTCACATGATAAGGTTGATTGACTTCCTCTACAAACCATTTGGCAGGATTCTCATACTTATTTTTATACTCTTCAATCGCCACGTTGTCTCTCCTTTCTGTTCTGTTTCTTCTATATAATATCGTCTAAAATGGATACCATAATCCATTCTTCATTCCTTGAATACATAAGCACAATCCCATAACTAAATCGTCATGACTGCCACTGATAGCGCCCATACTTCCGTTATCGTTTGCAACGAACACCTTCATCTCTTCGAGCATATCTTTACTCTTAATCTGGATCAACCCTTTGTCGAACCATTCACGGCAGTCGTTGACAATGATAGATTTCGTTTTATTGTTGGTGTCGAATCCAACCCTCCAGATAGTTCTCTGGAACTCATCATATGTCTTGTACTTAGTCATGTTCATATAATGTTGCTCGTATCTCAGACGTTCAATAACACTGTGTCCACCGCTTGCCTTTTCAACCGTCAGCAACGCCTTATTATAGTATCTACCTAAAGCATTTAAGACATCGGCATACTGATATGGTTTGATCTTGTTATTCCTAAACTCAGCCACCTGTTGACCTTCTCGATTTAACACGATAGCAGTAGAGTAATCTTGTCCCAATCCTTCTGAGCAGTCCACACCTATATAATATTTCTCGCCCATTCGTGGCAACTGCCAGATATGAAACGTCTTACCAAGATACGGCATTAATATAGTAGGTAACCCTGTGACCTGTTTCTTTGCTAATGGCTTGATCTTGTTCTCTACGATCGTAGTCAATGATGCCGTGATCCTCTTACTGTCAAATAACTGTTGCCCTGTAGTTAGGAAACATTCAGTGTCCGTTGATGGATATTCAACTTGGAATGTATCAAGCCCGTCTGTAGACACCTTCTTTCTACGCCAAGCAATCTGCGCCAAAGAAGCACCCATTTTCAATAGTTCCTGTTCGTCCTCATCAAGTTCCATGTCCTTAATCTTCTGAGACGTTCTTGCCTCATACTCAGCCACGGCTTGTTCATACTGATTAGCAAACAATGATTTACCATTAATCCAATTAAAAAAGAACGGTTTATATGAATTGTCTCCGTTCTTTGCTTGAATATATAATTCTGAAAATTTATTAAAACCATTTGCCGTCGATTCTATGATAATACGTCCAGATTCACTAACCGCCTGTGATAATGCGTGTAACTGTTTATCTGCATTTTTCCAAAACGCAAATTCGGATAAATGTACGATACCGTTCAACGTATCTCCACGCCCAATTTCTTTGTTCCCTGCTGTCAAGCAAGTAATCTTACTTCCATTATCAAAGCATAACGCCTGTCTGTTATTTACAATCAACTTAGGTTTGATGATATCTGGCAACGAATGATACTGTTGCTTTAATTTATCAAAAATAGTATTGCAACTGGATTGATTGTGGCTTACCAGAAAACAAGTCGTATTCTCATGTACCACGCACTCTCTAATTGATAATGCAATCGTGATAGATGAAATACCTAACTGCCTGCTCTTAAGGATAATGTTATTTGATTGCATATTCTGAACCAATTCCTTTTGTTCATCGGTCAAGATAAATGGCACAAGTTTACCTTCTTTGTCCGCAATTTTGATAAATGATTCAATCCAAGCCACCTTGTTCTCATCTTGCCATAGCCAAGCAAGTTTTTGTGCATTTGCCTTACTAATCATCACGCACCACCTTTAAGAGCGGGAATGTTGATTCCAGATAATAACACATCCAACTCGTCCTCTGAATCTTCAAAGAAGTCACTGTTGTGGAAGTTCTCGACATACTTAGCAGCGTTAACATCTCCATTCAGTGCCTTGTTCATCATTTTCTGATATATCTGCATTGTATTTAAGGTTCTCATATTTTTCATATATATTTTAATTGCCTTCTGAGCATCATCTCTAATCAGCCAGTTATTCTCACAGAATTCCTCTGTCTTATTTGTTCCGTCCTTACTTTTAAATTGCATATCACACTGGCACAGTTCGTCCCATTTGCATCTTTTTTTCTGGTCAGATAAGTACCACTGCACATACTTAGCAATATGATATGGGCAGATTTCCTGCATCTTCTGTAGCAATGTTTTATCTTTATTCTTTGCCATTTGTTTCTCCTTTCCTGTTTGATTTTGATTGTTCTGTATTGATCGACCACGCAACCGTAGGTTGTAGTGGGCGGAAGTGATGTGCTTTGTGAGCGTTAGCGATCAAAGGATATCGCGCTACATGGGGTTTGGGGCTTGTCCCCAACATGATGAGGAAACCTTTACATTCACAACTTATCTGGCACCATCCGACACACATTTTGTTGTAGGTCATTCGACCCACACAAAATATATGTCAGTATGGATGCCTATTATCATACTAAACACGCAAAAAACGCTTCGCTTATTTTCGCTTCCTGTAATTTGCGACGAGCGCAAATTCCTCATGTGGAAGATTACTTTTTCTTTTTAAGAATCGTCGTTTTCCCTAGCATTTATAAGGGTTTTGTGTCATTTTGCGTACGTTTTCGTTACGACCCTATATAGAAGCATCGTAACAATTTCGTACGCAAAATGGCAAAAAGTCCAGTAATATTAACAAAAAACGACGATTTTATATTCTCACTCTAACTATCGTCCACAATCTAACGTCCTTACTACGACCATCAATTTTTCGTTTTGTTCTTTTCTCATTTATCTTATAAGGTATCCCCATCTGCAATAATCGTTCATTTATCGTCTTTGCAGTTTTAACAATTCGTCTATCTTTGCGTATAGCCAATTCCTGCACAAGTTCATCTTTCTGGGACTTATCGCAAAATTCTGTTTTATCATTTGCATACCTTTCCAAAGTAAACATGATATTAATGTACTCTGGTTCGTAAATCTCATACTTCCATTTGATTATGTTGCCTAATCTGTCATATTTGTGCGTTCTCTCGAACTTATCAGCAAGATATGCGCAGTATCCATAATCATTGAGATTTATCATCTTATTGTAGAGTTCAATATCGCTTTCTTTTTTCTTAAGCATCAGTTCATTGACCTTTAGGCAATTATCCTTTTTATCAGTATAAATGATTCCGCTCTTGTCTACATTTGCGTTGAATCTTGGATATTCTCTGTAAAATTCATCTTCTCCATTGAAGTCAAGGAACTGTGCAGGCGTGATATTTTTCTTGATTTGTGTGATCATACCGCCTAATTGTTCATTGGTTCTCGCACGAACGTAGACATCAATCTTCTCTGAGTATGCGCCATTGTCTTTTCTTCTGCCGATACGTCGTCTACCCATGCACTGGATCAATGAGCCAAAATCACGAATGTCAATCATGACCTCTTTTACATCTTTGTCTTTGATGTTAACGCCTGCATCGAGGCAAGCAGTAGTAATAAGTAGATTCTCCTCAAATCTCTCATTTTCGAGCATCTGACTCAATTTCTCTTTGTTCATATACTTGGCATAATCTTTATTGCTTTCGCTACAACAAAAGATTGCATTGTCCTCAAATTGCTTGTATAATTCGTATGCCTTCTTGGCTGATTCAATAAAGAAGATTGCCTTTGTACCGTTGCCAATTACCTCTTCTGCCTTATGTTTAAATGCGTCCTCACGATAGAAGAAGTAGAGTTGGTTAATGAATGACCAATTGGTAGGTATCTTGTATTTGAGTGGCTTAATTCCTTCTCTGATGCATAATTTTTGGGCGTTATCTGCAAGATAATCTCTCATGTAGGATTCAATATTCTCACCTGTCGCAGACATAAATATCTTTACCGCAGTAGTACATTCCATTATCATGTCATAAGCCACGTCTGTTGTGTCGTTGAAAGATGCATCCTCTGTAAAGTAGTGGTATTCATCTGACACTATGTAACCGTAGTCGTATGGATTAAATTCATCGTCAAAGTCACTGCATCGTTTGTGCATGGAAAACTTCTGGTATGTAACTATGTCAATTACATCATCTTTGCCGTCGGCTTCAATTTCCATTACGAACTGATCAACACACTTACGTCTATGGATTAGGAAGAGAATCTTTTGATCCTCTTCCTTTGCAATATCATATAGTGTGTTCTTAATAAAGTAGGACTTGCCCACGCCAGTACCTGCCTCAATAATGACAGGTACATCTGGTTCCCATTTCTTTACATCTTCAACTGTGATCAAATCGCTTACTCTTGTGTTTTTACTTACTTTTCTTGTATTTGTTGCCATAATTGTTTGTTCTCCTTATGTTTAATTATTTAGAAAAATACTGTTTGATTGTTTTTTCCAGATTCTCGGATTGTCTAAAAATAAATACATTCTTATCTGGACATTTTTCATTACGTTCCATTTTCTTTAAGATGAACCCTTGCATCATAAGGTATCCTGCAAGTGCTTGATTGAATATAATCTTGTTATCTGTTTTATTCTTGTTCATATGTTTGTTCTCCTTGTTTTGTATTTGTTTATTGAGTAATCGACAATTTGTCGACCACTGATATTAATTAGTAGCCCTCAGTTTGAGGGTAACTGACCTAAATTCTGACTATTACCATTCGTAATAGACAAATTCTGAGTACCAAGATTGTTGGTACTTAAATTTTTGCTACGAAAATTGTTCGTACCTAAAACTTTAGTCCGCTAAACTGAGGACTACTGACCTAAATTTGACCCGCTAACATTATTAGCGGTTAAAACTTCAGTCAAACAATTCCTTGTTCAATTCTACTCTTTCCCTTTTTGCTATATTAAGCAAGTCCTCTTTTAATGCTTCCGTACCATCAAAGAGGAATATTGTTTTAATTTTGTTCTTTCTGTCTGGTCGTACTTGCACAATATGATGACCTCTGCGTAATAATTCATTTGTCAGATCACCATTATGTATTACAATCCTTCCGTCGCTTGTATACTCCATTATTCCTGCACCTCGATTGAATAGTTTAATAAATTTGTCTTAGTAAGCGCATAGCAGTATGGCTCTTGTGGGATTATCTCATCATATCTCTTCGCCCTTTTACCGTATATATCTTTGACAACGTCAATAAAATATTTGTCTGGATAAAACTTATCCTGTGGCAGTTCAATTTGAAGATTTGTTTCAGTATCCCATAATAACGTATCATTGATTGCGTCTATGTCAATCTTCGTGATCACATGACCTTTTTTCAATGTAATCTTCTCTCTGAGACGGTATTTGTCTTGGATTGCGTAAAATTCTTCCTTTTCGTGCCGTTCGATGCAATGATAAAATTCTGGTAAATCCAATACATCTACCAGATAATGCTTGATGTATTGTCTGTATCTTGAACTGTAATATCCCAAAAATGCGCTGTCGATTGCGAGCAACATCATCATTGCTTCATCTGTCAAACCTTCTTTTTGTAAATCATATAATGACCAAAGTAGTAATACTGTCGATCCTGCATATTTCTCTGTATAATTTTGTCGTGTGATATTCTCCATAAGATTTGGATTGATAGATTCTTTGTTTTTGTAATCAATATTTGAAAAGCGTGTGATATGATTATCGAAACATTTGCCTTTGTGAAGTGCCAGATCAACGCCAATTCCTTCTGACTGTGTGGCGTTCTTTGTTTTTCCTTTGAGGTCTTGTCCCTCATGTCCTTTTACTTTCTTCTTTAATAAAAAGATTTCTTCAACATTCCACCCCATTACTTGCTTTAAGATTGCGCAGGATAATAATGAGTCAATGTCATCTGTCAAAATTGCATGATATTTATTTGTTGTATCTTTGTACCATGTTGGTAAATTCTTTGTTTGATTCTTCTTCATATCTGTCACCGATTAGTGAGCAAGATGAATCAACACCTTGCCCATCTAATTGGCAAACAAACATGAAAGTGAATAAGAATTTATACATCTTACTCACCTTCCTTTCTCCATTTGTTTAAATTCTGGTTGCTAATTTTCAAGTTTCATCAACTAAAATTAAAATCATTATTGAAACTAAAATACTTTTACCCTATGCCCTAAGACAGGGCACAGCAGTTATTGTTTAACCGAGTTATTTTTAACTTTGGCTTTTTTGCTTGTTTTCTTTTCCTCTCGTGGCTTTAGTAAGCCATAACAGCAATCGAGCCAATCATGATACATTTTCTCGGTCGGAATCACTTCGCATCTTTCGATGCCCTTGATCCATCTGGTCGAGCACCCGAGACACTCAGCCATGTGCTTTTGTGTTAAACTATGATAAATTCTTAAAAACTTCAAACGATCTCCGCCAAGCATCTCGTTGCTCCTTTCATTTATTCACTTACTGTTGGTGTGATTGTTGATCCTGCCACAACTACACCGCTGTCATCAATTAACGCAACTGCGTAATACTCAGAGCAGTACACTGTTGTTGTTCTTGTAGATGCGTCTCTAGCAGGTTCTACGAATGGATTCTCTTTTGGAATTAAACCAATGGACTCCTTTTTAATAGTAAGGATATATCCTTCATGTTTTGCTGTATCGTAAAGGCGATCAGTTACTAAAACAGGGATTCCTCTGAAATAACCTAATAAGTTATTTTGCATGATACCTGTGCCATCTGTTGTGAATGTCTTTGTTTTGTCAACGAATCCATCCATTTTAAGGAAAGATGGTACAAAAGCGCTATGGATATAGATTCCTGCAAAATCTTCCGCATTGGCATCATCTCCATAGAGTCCTAAGATTGCGTTCATCTCGTCGAAAGTAATCTGATGCTTTGTTGCTAACTGACTTTTTAAAGGTGTTGTTAAAGCAACATTAATGCAATCAGTATCCAGTTTTCTTGCAAGAGAGATTGCCTGCTGTTTAGCGGCTTCGTCTAATGCATTGCCGAATTCAACTGCGTCGTCGTAATCATTAACGGATACCGCAGGAGCGGCTACCATCTTAATTGTTGCTTGTGTGCTTGTCTGCTTTAATGCAGTTTTATCCATCGCTGTACCAACTGTAATGTCTTTAGCGTCTCCAATGTAAGCCCATTTTGGCATACTAACAGTTTCCCCAGGTTTTCCTACTAAAGATTTAACAACCTTTGCTGACTGAGAGATTACTACTTTTCCTTCGATTTTTTCTCTTACTAACTCTGCATAAACGTCTGGAATAATCATGTTTTTGTTTACTGCATTTGTAGAATTGTTATTAATATTTGCCATTATGTTTTCCTCCTATATTATTTGTTAATTTGTGTTTTGATGTCTGACACATCTTCTCTGATGTCATCTAAGTCATCTTTATAAGATGTAAGCACCTGCACGAATTCTGCATTTGTGGCAGATAATTTTTCGTTCTGTTCCTGTGCCTTTGAGATGACCGAATATAATTTTTCTTCTCTGTTTTCGTTCTGTTGTTGCGATTTTTCCCACAATTTCCATATGAAAAAAGCCATGGCAATTACCATGATGATTGGAAATCCTAATTGACTTATCGCAGTTTGTAGTGCATTGTAATCCACTCCTTTGTCCTTTCCGAAAACCGTATGAGCCGAGCGCAAAAGTTCCCTCGGGTTAACGAGCGCAAAAGTTCCGTGGTTTCCACACAAGTGGGGAATTATCTTGCTAATGCCTTATAAAGTTCAGGATTGTCTTGAAACAACTGCGCCTTTTCTCCGTAGGACATTTTCTTGAAGTCGGCTCTTGTGACGGCTTGCTGTTTGCTATGATTACTGGGTTTGTTCCCATTGTTGAGTAAATAACCATTGATTGCGACACTCACGGCTTCTAATCCTGCATCAACATCTTCTCCAAGATTGAGATACTGACCTAACTCTGTAGGAAGTCCAAGTTCAGTAAGTTTGGTTGATAACTCTGCTTGACGTTCCTTTGCGAGCAGTTTTTGTTCTCTTGCTTCTAACTCTTTGATACGATTCTCATACTGAATTTCTGCATCTGATTTCTGCGCAGGTTTGTATTGATTTAGTTCCTCTTTCACTGTTCTGAGTTCGTTTGAATATTTTGTTCTAATCTTATCGCCCTCAGATTGAAGAATCTGTTGTACGCCTGCAAGTTGCTCTTCAGATAAATTTAATGTTTCTAGTTCCATGTTTCACGTCCTTTCCAGTTGCCCACATATAGCCCTGCAATAGCAGTTCCATCTGTTGCCCCTGTAATGATGTTGTTAATTTGTTGTATCAAAAAAAGACCTATCGCATTTGATAGATCATTTTCTTCCTTATATAATATAATTGTGTCTAACGTCGCAGATTACGACCTTAAAATTTATGAGGTAACGAATCGTTACCCTATGATTTCTAATATGGCATTTTGCCACCTTAGGGGTTTAAAGGTTACCGATCTAGTACCCCTTGGGACATAGTAAAGGGAGTATCTGTTATGACACCCCCTGCTATATCTGTATATACATTTGAATTAAATAACGAACAATTTTATGTCGAGGGTATATGCGCCCCCTTATACACACATTTCAATTTTCATTTTGTGCCGTAAATACGGGACTTGTAAATAATTTCCATTTTTTCAAAGTCGCTAAAACACTAGGTTTTTAGCCAAATTTTGATTTGTCCACGTTGGCAAAAGCAAAAGTTCAATTTGCTTAAATTACTAATATATCGTCCCCCATATACACACATTTCATGTTCCGTATATACGGAACATTTCTGACCAATATCAAATGCTAACATTCTTTGATCCTCAAAATACCTTCTCCATATAGACACATTTCGTATTCTGGATTTCCAGTACATTTGAAAATTAACAAAAATTTCGTTCTGGATATTCAGTACATTTTTTTAAATTTGATTTGTCCACGTTTATTAATATATGCTTCTCCATATACACACATTTCACCAACCGTTTTTTGACAAATATCAAAAGTTCAATTTCTGCATTTTGCCTTCTTAGGGGATACCCCCTCTTCCATATAGTGACTTTTGATGTTCCGAAAAACTCAGTACATGTAAATAATTCCCAGTCCCAAAAAACGCTAAAATACTAGGTTTCTGGACAACGCTTGATAGCGTTACATTGTTCTCCCTATACCGCCACTTAGCACGTCGCCCGTAAATGGCTATTTTACTGAGTTTTTTGATGGTTTCTGAGAGGTAACTGAGAAGTTTTTGGACGTTTTTTTACCAAAATTCATGTTCTCCCTATTGTTGTACTTAACAAATCTTTAAAAACCCTTGTAAAATAAGGACTTTGTTATTTTATTTTTGCAGCAAGGGAGAAGTTTTTTGACTCTTTTTTACTATTCTACTACCATCTCTCCTATAGTTCCACTTAACTGATCGTCAAAATATGGCTTAAAATCTGGATTTGGTAACTGTATTTTTAAGGCAAGGGGGATAATTTTGGATTGATTTTTACTAAAACATTCTTGTCCTTCCTATAGTTCCACTTAATGAATCATCTAAAAATGACTTAAAATAAGGACTTTGTGATTATATTTTGAAATAAAGTCGACGATTTTTGACCGATTTTGTCTAAAACATTCTTGTCTCCCCTATATGTCCACGAAGCACAACCGCTAAAACTCTTATAAATACTGCATTTAAAGCACGTATTTTTTTTAAAGGGGAAGATTTTGGGCTGATTTTTACTAAGATTATCCTGCCATCTATATGTATCCCTATTACAGGAAGATTGCCAAACCCCAGACACCGCATAAACACTGGGTTTGAACGGTGTCGAAAAATAAAAGTGGGAACTTTTTTGGCGTTTTTTCTCTAAAATTGTTCTTCCTATACGTCCACGAAATTGATTCTTTAAAGGGGCTGTCGCATTAATGATTAAATAAATCATAGATGCGGCAGCATCTTTTTA